CTTGTATATCCATAGTTGAAGTATTGAACTTCATTTTCAAATGTTCTTCTAGCAATAGTTAATGTAATCTGATCTCGAATCTCGACATTGAACTTAGAAAGGAAGTCACCCTCACCTGCAAAACCTTCTACATTCTTAACATACATCTCAACCATGTAAGATTTATTGTACTCAGAAAGAGAGTCTTCGCCGTAGATTTTATCTTTGTTAACTAGAGTTCTAGGAATATACCAACAATCAAGACCATAAATCTTGATTGATTCTATTACCAAATCATCAATAAGCAGTTGCTCTTGAGATGATTGAAAGTTGTTGAAAAAGAAGTTGGTGGACAATTACATCACCCAATCATGTCTGCAACTGGCAATGAATAGCTACTGATCATTTCTTGTTCTAGCTTCTCGATGGCTTTTTCAGCATCATCCAGAATCTTTTCGCCGTTGAATTGAACCCCGCCTGGAAGAACCATGCCAGTAAACTTTGTTAGGTTGGATCCCCACTGATACTTAATCTTCTGTGTTGTGTATTCTTGCAACCAACGATCACCCCAAGCATTAGTATATGTGTCGGGGTCGATCACTTCGTATGCTTCAATCAACAAGTACTGACCAACATCAATTTTGGTCCAATCCATATCAACATACATTTTGTTGGTATGTCTGTTGTATCTAATAGGTTGCTGACCAACTAATAGTTCTGTAATAGTTCCTAGGTGCTGCATAGCCATATAATAAGGCAGCAAGGAAACGGTAGTTAGTTGGTACAGGTCGTTAAGAGCAATCTGATAGCGAATGTTAAACATATCGCTAGCTCTGAGAGATGGATCACCAATTTGGAATATACGAATTGCTCCGATAATATTTTCGGGCAACGTAACATATTTGTCGATCTTTGTTTGATCAGTAATTAAGTGCTTGTAGTAAGTCTTCTCAGTTCCATCAAAGTGGTAATCCCAGTAATATCTGATACACTCATCAATTCTGTCATCTATTTGATCATCATCGACGTTGATTTCAATTACTGGTTTACCAAGCTTGCGTAGGCAATATTCTTTGAAGGTTGCTCTGCTTGTAGGTACAGCCATAAAAATCTCCTTATACTCAAGGTATTTAGGAGATTTTTATTTGTTAGATATTCTTAGTATGTGGCAGACGTTCACCACCTTCTTTGTTGGCAACTAGCCAAGCAGTGGTAACACAAACGTTTAAATTCTTCAACCATTCATTAGGGAACCAAGTTTCTCTTCTAAATTCCTGGAACTTAATGTCTTTGTTTCTGATAAAGTTAGCCAAGTAGGAATTAGTGTAATACAAGAAACTATTTTCATTCCAGTAACTAACGTGAGTTGGATCTTGGAATGCACCACGGCCGTCTGTACTAGGTACTTCAATGAAAGCCCATCCACCATGAGCAAGAACGCGGTGGATCTCACTCATTGTCTTAGTCTTATCCCTAAGATGCTCAATAACGTGGCTAGCATTAATCACACCAACACTATTATCAGGCAGAGGAATACCATCGTTAAGATCACAAGTGATATCTGCACCTTCTTGGTCAATAGTCAAATAACCAGGACGAGGGTTCAAACCACCACCAATATCAATCATCTTCAGACCTTTATCTTTGGCATCCTTTTCAGCCAAAGCTTGAGCATACTGAGCAAACAATTGAATAGTCTTTTGCTGTATAGCAGCATTACGCTCTAACCATGTATTATCACCAGTGATTCGGTAGATGTACAACACTTCAGGAATGTGATGCATCTTTGTAGTCAAGTACGTACGAATGCACAACTCATGGTCATCACAAATAGAAAGCTCAGGATTGTGGCCACCAATCTCCACATAAACATCTTTACGCCAAGCTCTTACGTGGTCGGGTGCATACCAAATATAACCCAAACTATGACTTGAAGGTTCAAAGCTGTTCATTGCAAACAACAACTTATCTTTCCACTTGAACATTCTATGCTTCCAGCCATATGCCTCATTGTATGGAATGAACTTATCTTCCATGTGGTTAACGGCATTGTCGCTGTAGCAGAATCCAACAGACTCATCTTGGAAAGCTTCGTTCAGCTTTTCCAAACAAACATCTACAAGCTCATCATCGTGGTCTACTTCAACCAAGATGTCACCAGTACCTGCGTGGAAAGCTTTGTTCTTCAAGTATCCAATGTTAGGGTTAGTTTCACCCTCAATAACATTTACCTTTTCATGGTTAAGAATCTCCGAAGGCAAATCTGTCTTCTTGAAGTCACCATTCAAATATAAAACCCACTCCCAATCCTCGTATGTTTGCTTTTTAATGCTATCATACAACTCGAGCAAGAAAGGAATGTTCTTAACACTGTGTTCAGGTGTAATTAAACTAAATTTGTAATTATGCATGGTCAAAAAAGAATAGGTGAGTTAATCGGCAGTTATCATCATTGTTTCCGAAATACATCGACGCTGAGTGAATACATCTTGCATCCATGATGCAAAGTCTATTATAAAGGTTACCAACGTTATCGATCAACTCAAATTGTGAGGAATCATAAAAACCTCTTGGGAAGCTTTCATCAATCCTAGGATCTTCTAATCGTCTCGCCCCTGTAATCTTCGATCTGTATAAAGAAGTTCCACTGCCTGGAGGAGGATCAGGAGTCAGATAAATCATTGCAGCCCATTGCTGTGAGTCATAGTGATAAACAAGAGGATCTTGAGCGGTTAAGAATTGAAACCTACCACACATACCATGTTCGTTAAGAGGTTTCAGTTTCTTATTCATAATCTCTTCAAACGACTCTTGGATTCCAGGAAAGTTATATTGCTCTTTCGATCTCTTTCCTTTATACCACTGAGAACTTCCCTCATACTCAACACCCATTGCAAACGCTCTTACATCGTCTGGGTTCGAGTAGAAGTTATCTACAACAAACAGTCTCTTATCCATTATATGCTCACTTTCAGATTGAATTGGGGATTGCTAACTTCTGGATTTGTTTTCTTTGCTCTAGATTGGGCAATCTGATGTAGCTCATGAACATAAGTTCCTGTGTCGGGGTAGCACTGCGATTCAATAATGAACGACAAAGCTGGGAAAGGATTCTTTCTATTTGGGTTGGTCATTTTATTAGTAACTAAGAACATCTTATCATACTCACCCAAATCATTATAGATTTCAGCAATGTTTGTCAAATGCTCATTTCGCATTGAGCAAAATCCTTCCGCTATCTCAAGGTACTTGAGTGCGTTTTTATGATCACCAAGGTAACGATATGAGTTGCCAACCATCATCATTGCATAGTAACCCATCTCATCCATTCTATCAGCTCTACCTGTGGCAGCAAAGTTATGAGTTACATCCAAGAACTCCAAACAATAGAAAATACATCTACGAGCAAGTTCGTTATTATGCTTCTGTTTTAAAGGCAAGTCAATCGCTTTGAATGCATCATAATAGCTCTTACCAATGTACCAGAAGTGATACAAGTCTGTTAACATTGTACCTTCTTTAATCATCTTCTCTTCAAGCTTCAAAGCATCAGAGACATACTTGGTTGGTGATGACCAGCTTTCACCATCATCGAATCCAACCTGTCTATAAGACATTGGAAGGTTAAACTTTCTAAAGTTTTCACCCATACCCTCAATATCCAACACAATCGTTTCGTGGGCAGTATCATGATTGAATCTCCAAGGAAGCTTAGCATTCCAAATCCAAGCTCTTTGGTAGATCGTGCTACCAGACTTAGCTGGAACGTGGAAGCTGTGAAGGTTCTTATCATCAAAGACACTCCAGTCAAAGTCATCATCTACTTCAAGAACCTCGTCACAATCCATCTTAAGGATCCAGTCACAACCGTGATCTGTATTGCGAACCTTTTGCAGTAAATGATCTCGATTCCAACCAAATCCAACCCAACCTTCTTCTACATTATACACATAGCCAGGAATGTTCTTATCTTTGAAGAACTCAGCAACTACTTCAGGTGTGCCGTCTGTCGATCCATTGTCTTGAATCACGTAGTAATCAATGTACTTGTAGCATGACTCAAGCATACGACCAATCGTCTTAGCCTCATTCTTGAACATCGTCATCATTACAAACTTGGCTTTTTTATTGCTTATCATAGGTCTATTCTCAATTTTTACAGGGTTGTCATTGTTAATAATATATTCATGTGGAGAATACGTTCTCATCGTATACTTACAGAAGTCATTTGTATTGTAGAAGTTAAAACGTTTTGGGTGACCGGTACCAACCCAAAGCTCACTTCTCCATCTTGTCCACCCATTGAG